CTCTTGGTGGTCCATTTCTGGTCACCCCAAGCTTTCAAGGATTGCTGCGGAGCCTTAATCACCATCCCCATAACTCCCAAAGGCTTCAAGATATTCTACGGCGTTCCGTAAGATATTTGGGCTATCTTTAAACATGCCTAGCGCTCGATTGCATTGTTTACACAATACACCGCGAAACTCTCCGGTGTCATGGTTATGATCAATAGCACTATCTATTAGAGCTACCTCCGTCTTGCATATTGCGCAACACTCTTCTTGGCGTTCGTAACGGTCAATCAATTGTTCTGGCGTTATGCCTCGACGCGCACATCGTTTTGCAAGCGTCCAACTATCTTTATTGCGATACTCTTGAATACGATCTGAATTTTTTTCTGTCCAGCTTCGGTGAGCTTCATATAAGCACTTGTTGCATACACTTTTCAAAAGATGTGCATTTGATCCGCCGCGACTTCTAAACGATTCGACCGGCTTCATGGTAAAACACTTTGTGCATAGCTTCGCGTTGCCATTAGCTAGCAAATTCATTTCGCGTTTCTTTGCTTCTGCGGCACGCCGCTTTTCATTTGTAGCGTATGGCATTTTAGTCTCTATAACTGCCACCGGCAGCTTTATATCGCTTAGCTAACAATTGACTTTTTCTCGCAGACCATTTTCCTGCACCAGTACCCTGAACCGCGGCAGCTTTGATTGAATTAAACAAACGCTTTCTCATGCCAGGCTTGGTGTAATTACCAGCTTCATTGACCTTTGATACTTTCCCGCCTTCTGCGTACTGAATGAAATCAGTATCGTCACGTCGGGATCGTAATTTTGGGCGCGGCATTTTGGAGGGATTGATAATCCCCATTCCCCGACTTTTGAGCATTCATCGCCTCCATCAGTGCGGCTAATCCCATCGGCAAATAAGGATCCAAGGGACGTAGGTAATTAGGATACGGCATACCGTAATAAGTTGAAAGTTCTGGACCTAAAACCGTGGGTTGCTGGAAGTCCATCGTGTTATCAGTACCAGTTCCGGGGCCAACGGGCTTGTTAACCGGTACACCAGGTTCCAGTGTTATTGGTGGAATAGTTATTGGCGGGGTAGGCGTTACAGGTGTCGTAGTCGTTCCACCTGTTGTTGTGGTCGTAGTAGTTGTACCGCCAATATCCAAAGGATCATCTGTAGGCAACTCTTTTGTTGACTTAACTTCTACCGTTGGTGTGCCACCTACAAAGATGCCGCCTTTATCGACGTTAACGTCCGGTATCAAGGTGTCAATATCAAGCTTTGGTTCATCTACTATTGGTTTAGAAGTAACTACTACAGGAGCAGTCCCACCTTCTGTGGTGTTGTCAGCCTTCGGAACAGCAGACTCAACGGTTAACTTAGCTGCGTTTGGATCTTCTGATTTTGCTGCCACATTCACAGTGCCTGCTTTTTGTATTTCACCAGCGCCAGGGATGATTGTGTTGATGTCCGTGAAATCTACGACCTCAGAAGGCTTTTGACCAGTCACTGTAACGGTTGGCGTACTTGCCATTACATTTGTAGCGCCTAGTCCCAACCCTGGAGTAAGAGCGTCGATTGTTAATTGATCGCCTATGGGTGTTGAAGGGCTAGAAACTGTAACGGATGGTGTTGTTGATCCAGGAGGTATTACGTCTATTCCTCCCGCCCCCATGGATGTATCAGCAGCACCCGTTACTGTTACAGCATTAGATGCAAGCTGCGATATGTCGCTGCCCGTTTGGCTATCCTTGGCAAACGCCTGTTGCTGGTCTGACGTTAGTCCGCTAAGGGTAATTTTGTTCGTAGCATTTGATACACCAGAAGCGATCTCATCAATTAGCTTGGAATTGTTGGTAATGAAATTCATGACAGCCATCGGGTTTTGGGCCATCGATGTTATGTTCTGCGCTCCAGAGAGAACGGTTTGAGTAATAAACTTTGCTTGTGCAGGCGTTATAGTTTTTCCGCTTGCATCCACAATAGCTTCGGTTACCAAGGGCGTCACAGCTGTTGTAAGTGTTTTGGTTAAATCAATCTTTCCATCAACAATTAACTGACTTACCGCACTACCTACAGATCTTGCTGCCGTAGTCGCTATATCCACACCAAAATCAACATCTCTTAAGCTAGGAAGCATTAAGTCATAAGCCTGCTTTGCCACCATCGTCCCTATAACAGGGGCAACCCCAGACACAAAGCCTTTGTTAAAATCGCCGCCGGCGGCTTCGTTGACCAGACCTTGATATGTTCCACGAACAATTGCTGTTGCCGTAGGTCCGGCTATGGCGGCAGGCATACCAGCAGACATCAGCATCCCCGTAAGTCCCGTCCCAGCCGTCATTTCTCCACCAAGTGCAGCAAGCTCAACACCACCGACTGCGCCACCAATAAGCTCAGGCAACAAGTAGGGTGCAGCAAAAGCCGCAGCTACAGCAAGAGGAAGGGCGTACTCTTTTGCGCCATACTTTTCTTCCCAATTACTGGCTATACCAGCGCCACCACCAGCCGTTTGTCCAAGGAAGTAGCCTGTGCTTCCCTTGCCTTCACCCTCAGATCCAAAGCGCCACATACCGTTATTCTCTGACTGAGGTACAGCTTGCAACTCTTTGCCTGTCTTCTTGTCAAAGTAAACAACGTAATTAGTGGCTTGCTCGCCTTCAGTAGCGCGGAAATCCTCGCCTGGTATGGCTTGACCAGTGGCCGGTAAATTCCTTGTCTCAACACGCGTGCCAATCTGATTCAGATCCGTAATACCGTATTGGGTTAGGTAATCAACCATCTTCTTAGAGTGATGGTCCCAACCTTGGTTCTTATCCCACACGCCCGCGGTAGTACCGCCCTTGGTAATTTCATTAAGCTGATTGGTTAGACGCTCTTGGCCAGTAAGCTTTGCATCTGCTTCTTTGGCAGTTACATAGCCTTGGATACCGGTTAATAAGTCCTTGCGGCTTTCCGGGGTGCCTATGTAATTCACAACATCAGCAAGATTCATCTTGTTGTCTGAAGCAAACTTGATGATCTCGTCATAACTCAGTTGCTTATCTTCACCGGCCGCAAGATCCAAGCCCGATTTAATCTTGGTATCTGTTTGATACTGTGTAAGCTGATCAGGCTTAACGCCAATATAGCCGGCCAAGTCTTCGATCGACATGTTATTTGTCGATGCGTACTGAAGTGCCTTGTCAAAAGCAATCTGGCCTTTATCGTCCGCAAGCTTATTCAGATCAGAAGCTATAGCCTGATCTTTCTGATATTTGAATATCTGCTCAGGGGTTACCTTCAAATAGCCTGCAAGCGCATACGGACCGACATTATTCTTTGATGCGTAATCAAGCGCTTTATCAAATGGGATATTGCCCTTTGTATCGGCTAGCTTGTTTAGGCCAACAACAAAGTCTTGGCTCTTCATGGCCGAATTAGTTGCGGCCTGGTCTATACCAAGCAAGTCAGCCAAACCTACCGGTGCATTAGTGCCAGAGTCCCGAATAGCCGTGGCGATCGTACCCAGGTTATCTGATACAAGCGTCTTGAATTCATCTGGCGTCTTGTTAAAAAACTTAGCCAGGTTGTCTAGCTCAATACCTTTATCAATAGCCAACGCCAAAGCCTTGGGCAATCCAACCGCCCCTGCCGCGTCTGCCACTGAAGCAATCTGCTGCCGGTCCTTTTCATAGACCAACATGTCTGTCGTAAGCTTGGGAAACTTTTCTTTCAGCGCGTCTTGAACATCTGCATACGCAAGCTTATTGCCATCTGCGTATTCAACAATCTTAGTCATGCTGACATTACCGTCCTTATCTAGGAACTTGGTAACGTCTGCTTGGATAGCACTTGCTTCCTTGGTTTTTATTGCGGTGCTAATGGCTGCATTGGCGGTTGTTTCATCAACGCCAATAGTTTTAGCTATCTGCCTTACCTCATCTGCCGTGGCGCCATTCTGTACAAGTTTGGTAATTGGATCTTGCAACACCTTGGACATTGCCGTGGTGTAATCATTAACCGTTTTGTTTGTACCAAAAGCCGTATTCACCATGTCCACAGCCAACTGCGGGGACCATGATTTCTCTAGCGTTATCTCAAGCAATCGCTGATCCATCAGCAAATCACTTGGACTCCCTGCCGTTAGACGAGTCTTAAACTCATCAGCCGTCATCCCAAACTTTGACCTTTGCGAATCAGCTATCTGCTGTGGCGTTGGTCCTGATGGCGGAGGTGGAGGGGGAGGCGGTGGTGGTTCTGGTTGAGGTTCGGGAGAAGGTTGAGGGGCGTAAATATTACGAATCTCACCTGCCGAGTAACCAGCATTTACTAAATTAGCAACAAGAAACTTTGGCAAACCTAACTCGGAAGCTAGGTCTGCTATGGGATCAGAAGGCTGCGCCTGTACTTCTTGGACGGTTTCTTGAGGAGGTTTCCACCCACCCTCTTTAATCATCCATTGAATGGTTCCTTCGTCGGCAATGCTTCTTAATTCATCAAGCGTTGTACCGGCAGCGGTAAACCGCGCAATTTTGTCAGCCGCACCTAGACCAAACCATTCACTATCAAATACAGGAAGTGCCACAAATCACCTTAGCAAGAATAGCCGCCCTTGGCCATCTTAACCATGGTTCCCTTGGTCTTGCCCTTCACGGCAACGCCATCTTTAGAAGGAGCAGCAGTCTTCACTGCACCCATCTTCATAGGCTTAAGACCTTGGGGGACAACACCACCAGCTTTCCCGGCTCCGCCTCTGTAAGTTCCAGTTTCGGTCTTTGAACCGGGATAAGGATCTGTTTTAACCGGTTTTCCGGAACTGTCACGGATTTTTTTACCGCTAGAGTCTGTCACTGCGCCACCAAACTCATACTTCTTCATACCCTTCATCTCGGCCATTTCATGCTTGACCATAGACTTAGGTGCGCCCTTAGCTTTCATAAAGGCAACTTCTTTCTTGACCATTGCCTTGGGCTCACCGCCCGCTTTGTAACCTTTCATAGCTCTTTGCTCCGATAGTCCAATCGCAATTGCTTGCTTGGGGTTAGTAACTTTCTGGCCAGAGGAAGACTTGAGTTTACCTTCCTTGAATTCACGCATAACGCGTTTTACCTTGTCCATCAGATAATCCTTCCGCGTGTTTTGCCTTTAGAAGCTATACCGTCGGCACGCTTTGATGCAGAACCTACCTTGCCACCAGCCTTAAAGCCTTCTTTCATCCGGCGACGTGCTATGTACAGGTCGGGCTCCATGCCAAACCTATCCTTGCGTAGATAGCTGACATTGGTAGATCGTGCCGCACGAGCATCAGGGGCAAACGATGACATGGATGGTGATTCTGGCTTAGCAGGTTTGGCCGCGGGCTTAGCTACCCCTCCTCTGCGGGTCAACCCTTTTTGAGCATTCATGTAATCACGCAGGTTATCAAAACCGGCTTTTTTCATCTGCTCTTTGGTGACTACGGGAGCCTTAGTAGCAGTCTTTGTAACCGTCCGACTGAAACCAGCGGAACCAGGCTCTTCCATTTCTGATACAGAAATGCTTTCCTTAACCTTGGGTCTTTGCTTTTCTTCCTCGGCAGCTTCATTAATGCGCTCTTGGATAGTTCGCGGACCCATCTGACCAAAGCCTTGGTACTCAGAAAACGAGTCAACCAACTCGCCTTCATTGAATCGCTTGACTCTACGCTTCTTCATACTACCCCCTACTTTAGTAGCAAATCCCGCCAGCTGGCGGGATTACTTCATTACGACCATCGTGCCTTTAGTCTTGCCACGCTTGGCGCATCCATCAGCGGCTTTCACGTAACCACCGGCTTTGAACATCTTGCCAAGGTTGGGGCGCTGATCCATCTTGCGTAGCTTGGCATCCTCTACTTCTTGTTGCATCGCACCACGTTCTTTTTGGGTGGGTACAAGATCGTAGTTAGGGTTGTAGTTCGTGTCGCCATGGCGCCCACGGCCTTTACGGGGATCATTTTGCATCATCATTTCCTTTCAGCGAGGGCATCAATTTTTGCTTCCAACCTGCCAATACCTGCGTCAAACCTTTCCATGATTCTTTCAAGGTCTGCACGAACTTCTGCGCGAGTGATGTGATCACGGGCAATTTCCTCCCGAGTTCTGTTAAGTAGGATCTGGATGCGCTTCTGTTCATCTGAAGCTTGCTTAAGCATGAACATCACCAGACCCACAAAGAATGATGTGATGAGATTCCAAATAAGAGCGCCCGTATCCATTTAGCACTTCCATGCGCGTAGACTTTTGTTAATACGGCTATTTGGATCTTTGGCTGTTTTGGCCGACGTAAGTTTCTTTTTCATCCCTTCCATTCTGGCGCAGAATGATTTCTTACGTGAACCGCCCTCGGGTTGAGGAGCCTTAAGACCGGGCTTATCGGGATTGGCTGCGTTATAAGAAGCCCGACCCTTGGCGTTTAAGCCACCGGCCGGGTTTTTACCTTCTTTGCGTTGCCAAGCCGGCGTCTTAGCCATAAAACACCGTGACTTTGGCGTTGGTCAGTGTGGCGTAAGCACTTGTCTTACACCAAACGCCATTGGCAGGAATGAGTACAGCAAAGGTTTCACCATTAGCAACTGTGTTAATGATGAACTTGCTTGTGCCGCTCGATCCGCCGTCTTTAATCTCAACACTGCCAGTGGATGCACCCGGTTCAACAACCAACCCGCGGACGCGAGTTGGTGTAGCCGAGACATCACCAGACGCAGCAAGAGACTTGCCTAGGACGTCTGTGTCCATGTGACACTCCTATTAGGACGTTGCGAATGGTGTAGCGACAGTTCCTGAGCCAAGGGCAATACCGTTGACCATGTACTTGTTGGCTGCGATCGCAACGATCTGGACCCATGAGCCTGCAACGCCACCGGTCGTTGTGCCATTAAAGTTAATGAAGTCATCGCTTGCACCGGCTGTATAAGCCACAAGCGCATTGGAAGAATCAGTATCAACACCAAGGATCGTACCGACAAACCTGTCAGTGCCATCTGTACCAATCTTCAGTGAAGATGTAGCAATCGTGGTTGGAACCCAGATCGTATAAACAACGCCTTCGTTGTTGGCCGTATTGGGATCATTGCCAGGGCCAGACGAGGATACGTTAGCTGAGGTATTGATTGCAGGAAGTGTCAGAACCACGTTAGCAGCAAGTGTGCCGCCCACGGAAATAATCCGACCGGCATGGGCCACGGGATTCAGTGTAGTACTGGAAGTGATCTCAACAATGGTCGATGGACCCTGCTGATAAATACCGCCAAGCGAACGGACTGGGCCGTCAAAGGTAGAAATAGCCATGATAACTCCGCGTAGTAGCGCATCCCCATACCGTCTCTACTAAGTCTGCTAGGCCAGTCGGTATGAGTTAAATCCTAGTAGGGTGGTTGTATCAGTTATTAGGGTGGGAGTCAATCAGCTTATTGGACTTCAATAGGTTTTCTTCTTGCGTGATTACACGCAAATTCCATGGGACGTGTAGGCCACATATGGTTGGGTTGATAAGAGGAATGATGTGATCAACAACATACCGCTCCCCGGTTATTTTTGTTAAACGCATGGCATGTAAGTAGAGCCCTTTGATCGCCTCTTTTTGCTCTTGCGTTATCCATGGGGGTGTCGCGTTTTTGTGGCGACGCTTCCTAACGCTATTGAACGCTTTATAAAGATCTGGGTTTTGCTTCTTGTATTTCTCCCTGTGTCTTGTTCTTTCTTCTACCGGCCTTGCATTTGCTCTGGCAATGACTTGCTCTTTGTTTGCTTCGTAATACCTGCGTTTTGCTTGCTTGCCAGCTTCAGATTCGTTGTATGCCCGGAAGTACTCAGCCCTTGTTACGTTAGCTTTTTCCCATTCAACCTTCAGGCATTCAACGCATGAGCCTTTTGTTTTGCGAGGCGCGATGTGTCCGTGCTTGCAGGGTTCGCCTGTGAAGTAATACTTTGCTCCGACAGCTTTTGCTTCTGGGCGTGATTTAGGTAAATTCGCGATGTCCATATTATCTCCTGTTATACGACACTGGAAATTATAGGACAAATAAAAGGGGGCGTCAACCCCCTCTTATTGGAACGTAATTGATTACGCGCCCTGGCTTCCGAAGATTCCTAAAGGATCGGAAACGCCAAAACTATAACGCTCCCTTGCTTTATATCTTACGTTACCGGTATCGAAGTCCCCGTCCATTCCAGTACTCATCGGTGTCCGCACAAAGTGCTTCAATCCGTTGGGTACATCGGTGGTGAGGAACCAGCCGTTCGTGTCGGTCAAGAAGTGGTTGATCGTATAGCCTTCTGGGATCGAACCGTTGTTCTTGATGGCGTTGATGTCGTTGTTGTTGGTGCCGACACGGAGTTCGGTTTCCAACAGACGCGTTGCCACGAACTGGAGGTTAGGAGGAACAATGAGCTTGCGTGGGCGAGCTGCAATCAACAGATCACGTTCGTCGGTCCAAGCTGCGATTTGAATGACTGCGTTTTCCAACGAAGTCTCATTCAAGTCTGCCTGGGTCGCGGGCGTGTTGCTGTTAGTGCCGCCGGATACAAGAGGATGTGATGTAGAGAACAGAGGCTGGCCGTCACCATAAGTAACGCTTGATGCCCATCCGTTGTTCAATACGGCTGCTGCTTTCACCTGCTTGGTGTATGCCATGGCGCGTGCGAGTGCCTTGGTATAACGTGAGCTGAGCGAGTCGTACAGGTTGTCTTCGATTGCCTCTTCGGTAATCGAGAAACCCATAGCGATCGTCTCATGGGTGTAGCGAGCTGTCCAAGCTTCCTGCGCGTTGTCATAACGAATCGCAGCGCCTTCGTTCTTGACCGGTGCGGCCGAGAATCCAGACAGCTTGGTTTCCTCTTCAAATGAACGCTCAGAGGTCTCGGTTTCGTAGATCTCTTTGTGTTCTTCGCCATAGCGAGCGTACTCAAGACCGAACAGTGCGTTCAGGCCGGGGAGCAGCTCTTTCAGTAGTTGTGCGCGTGAAATAGCCATTTAAGTTTCCCCTTACAGTCCGACTGGGTTGTTGTACGCATGACCGCCCGTAACCACGCCCGTCGCCTGCACTACATAAGCTGCATTGAACTTAACGATGATTTCTGGGTAGTAAATCGTACTGCTATATGTGAATGCCGTATCGGGCACCACATCAATGATTCGCAACGGCAATGTTTGTGTCGTTGCACCGGTTGCAATATCTACTGCGTAACGGCTGTCCTTGGTCGTGGTATTCAAGGTGTTTGCAACCATAGCCACGTTCAGACCGATGTCTGTGTATTGGAAACCAGACGTGGTCGAAACTACCGTGGTTCCACTAACGCCACAAACTTGGAACAGCTGATCTGGATCTTCACAGACATAAGCAACGATATAAGTGTTGCTTGCTACTGCGGTGCCAGAAATCCATGCTTGCGAAAACGTGGGTTGACCAGTTACAGCAGAAACAAACGTACATCCCATGAATACACCAGCAAAGCCAGTGACAGGAGCGGCCGTCGTCTCGGTACAAACAACAATGCAACCATTGTTGTCAAACTTCACAGGGTCACCAAAACCAATGCTCGATGCGCTGGAGTTTACGATCCGACGCTGACGAGTGGCTCCGGCAAACACCTGACCGCCGATCAAGTTGATCGGACGCAGGCCATATGGGCCTGAAATCGTCGGGTAAGCCATTTGAGTTACTCCAAATGAGGTTATCTTTTACCGAATTGGACCTCGGTGCGTCTGTCATTAAACAGTGGCATCCGTGGGTCGTTTTCGCGCATAAAGTTGCTGTCCACACTCTTCATCCAATCGTTGGCTTGCTTCAGGTAATGGGTATTACGCTGATCCACCATCTCAACGGGAGCGCGGCACAACATTAATCCACCAATCTCAATATTGCCGGTTTGAGGTCCGGTTGCGAGCAGGGCTCGGGTTACCTCGGGATAGTCTTCCCACTTGCATGGTTCGAATCCATCCTGATGACGGCTGGCTACATTCCTTGCGTCGGACTGCCCCAGTACTGCGGTGCGTACCCAACGATGTCTCCAACCATCCCGCGGGAGAGGATCGGGCAATGAGCTGGGCGGCTTCCATTGCTTCGGACGTTCCGTGGTTTCACGGGTCTGTGCTTCTCTGGATTCGCGGCTCATAACTTTCCTTCCATGCGTAGTTTTGCCAATTCCATGGCGTATTTTTCAAGCGGAACTCCAAGCCTCTTGGCCGTGTTGGCCTCTGAGGTTGTCAGCTTCAGTTTTTTAGGTGGCGAGCTGCGCGTTGCCGGGGCAACCACCGAAGCAGGAGGCTTTGCTTTTTCCTCTGGTGGCTCCCGATCACCAAAGTACTCAGGGAATTTCTCCCTTACGCGAGAATTAATCTTCTCGTAATACTCATCCGTCAATGCGTAATGTTCACCATTTTCCCGAGTAAGCTTTTTATGCAGGCCCATGGCAAAAAACGTCATCTCATCATCTACCCCAGGCTCGCCTGATTGACCAAACCACTTATTATTGGCCTTCCAGGTTTCTGCTTTGCGGTCCTGATAAGTATTCTGCTGAACATTATAAGCAGGGTTTTGTTGCTGTGGCAACTCAGGTGCTGGTTCAGGCGCAGCAGGTTTGAAGTTTTTAACCCGATCAGCCTTCAACATCGCCACATTTAATGCTTTCTGGGCCGCCAATATCCTGTCAGATTCTTGGCTATCCAGTGCTTCTTTATAACTACGCTCTGCCTCAGCTACTTCTTTATCTGTGGCAAATTGCATCGTCTTTATTAACGTGCTTTCACCCGTAGTTAGTTTCTCTTTCAGCTTTGCATTCTCTTCAGCAATCTGTTTTGCATAGGCAATAGCTGCCTCACGCTCACGCTGCGCCTCTTCCTTGGCCCTGCGCTCATCGTGATACCCATGCTTTAAATGCTGAATGCGTTTCTTTACATTATCTGAATACTGTTTGATTTCATCATCAGGTATCTCAGATGGATCACCCTTTAATGGCGTCGCATTCCTATCCGCCTCGGGGCGATCGTCAACAATCTCGATCTCTGTCTCACCCTCGACTTCAAATTCAATCTTCTCTTCACTCATGACTTCCCCTTTATGCGCGGCTATAGCCACGAGGATCTTGGACCACACCCTCTATGGTGTCGTCGTTGATCAAACGAAACTCCCGTCCGTGAATCTTGAACCGGGTTCCTGAATAAGCACGCACCAAAACAAAATCGCCTTCTTTGCACCATGGTCCCGTTGGGAACTTTGCCGCATCCTTATAGCAATCCGGTCCCATCTTCAGTACAAACAAAACAACCGTGCTGAACTCTTCAATTTTTGCAAGCGAATCAGGCTTGAATAAACCATTGGCAAACTTATCCTCTACCTCTGGTAAGGCGCATAACATCCGATAACCCGTGGGCTCCGGGAGTTGCGTTGCTTCCTGCTGAGAATCCTCAGTAATATCACTCATCGTATTCCTTCATTCGATTGGCAAGGTCTTCGTTGATGCGCCTTGCGACCAAAAGACCTTGAATCTGGCCGCAGACGAATTTGTACTCCTCAAAACTCTTCATGCTCCCTTGCGAGAGTTGTCCTTCTAAATACCTAATCTGCTTATCAATCTCTAGCTCTACTGCTTCGGCGTAATTCATTTACCCATCCTTGCTAGTGACTGATCACGCTGAATGTCTGCCGCCTTATCAATCATCTTGGCCGCTATATTCTGCTCAGCTATCTGGTTCAAGCTTTGAATGCGTTGCTGCTCAAGCATGACTTTGTCCTGTTGAGCCTGTGCTTTCAACATAATGTCAGCCTGATCCTTGGCGGCCTCACGCTGCTCCTTCTGCTGCTTAAGCGCCAACTCTGCCTGTTGCATCTGGATCAAAGGATCTTGTGCTTGCTGTTGAGCCTGCTGTTGCTGGGCCTCAGCCATGTGCTGCTGTAGTAACTGCTGAGCACCACGCGCTGCCAGCCTTGAGATTTCAACCTCAAAGTCTTCAGGCAAAGGCTGATCTGGAGGTGGCAACGGCACACCAAGCTGCTGCTCAATCTGCTTGCGGTACAAGAACGCCATATGCTCATTGATGTGGGCCATGGCCGCGGCCATCATTACGCCACCCTGGGGATTCTGCTGCACCTGCTGTCTCAGCATGGGATCTTGGATAGCCGCCGTATGAACCGCCAAGTGAGCCTCATGATCTTGGTAGATAAAGGCTTTCACTGGCTGCATCGTCAGTATGGCCATGTTCTCTGATACCGGATCACGAGGTTGCTCTGCCTTAGCTGCTGGGATCAGCTTATCAATGTTCTTGATACCCAAGACTTCCAACATGCGCTTATGTAACTCAGGCATGTCATAGATCTGTGGAGCCTGTGCTGCCAACTGTAGTACTGCTTGGTACTGAGTAACCCGCTGTGCAAGGGTTGTTGCATTGGGATCAGATACTGGTATGACATCAACCAGGTCATAATCAGCTTGTTTGACCAGCCTTCCGCCAGGAGCATCTACGTCGTAGCTATATTCCGTAGGTGCATAGTCTCTGATAATAGAAGCAAGAAGCTTGAACTCCTGACGCATGGAGTAGTGAAGCCTTGCCTGCACCGCAGACATAACCTTGAGGGTTCTCTCCAATACGGCAAGCGTCGTACCAACCGGTGTATTCGCGGACAAGTCCGAAATCTGCATATCAGCCGTTGCTGCAAACCGGCGGCCTTCCTGAACTATCGTCTGTAGCAACTGGTAAAGAACCTGGCTTGGCTCTTTGTAAGGAAGCGGAAGGATGTTGTCCCTAATGGAACCTGATGGCACATCCACATCCCTGAACTCACCCGGCGCAATCGGTGTGTCATCACCCTTGACTCGCAGGCCGCGGGACTTCAATCCACCAGGCAGGTTCGATAACGTACCGGCATCCACCAACTGACGGATCAAAGATGTTCCCGACTTGGCAAATGCACCTACCAAGTGGATCAATCCAAATCCATAGAACCCAAAGCCTGGGATGTACGGGTAATGTACAAAGTGCATCCGCTTGAGCTTTAACGGATCTTCCTCATACCAGTTCCTACGGATAGCTAGGATCTTGTTCGTGCTTTCATCAATCGTCACCACATAAGGCAGTGCAATTTCCGTGGGGCCGTTCTTGTCAGTATCTTCAAAGCCTGGAAGATCTAGCTCTACGTGCATCTCAAGAATGCGATACCTGTCATCCATCGTGGCTGACATACCTTCTTCTTCAGCCTTGCGCTTCTCTACCTCACTTAATACCGTTGATGGCTCACCTAAATCCACATCTCGCCAGAACCCTGCGTGCTGAAGCTTCCTCACTTCATTCTGGGTCTTACGCATGATGTGCGTAATCCTTGGCGCCGACCTTAAATCGCTTGCACCAAAGGGAACCACAATATCCTCTGCCGGAATGAACATCGAAACCGGCCGGCCAAGCGAAGGATCGTAGTAGACCTTCTTAAATGCTGACCCTGCCAAAGCCAAAGACCAAAGCATCTTCTCGTGCTCAGGTCGGTACTCAGGCATCTCTTCCGTTAACCGGTAGTTCATGTCATCTTTGACACGCTCTGCCGCATCCTCTTTCTCTTTGGTAAGCGCCCCAACAATCTGAGTCTTTACCGGCCCCGAGGCAGGGAAAGTCTCCATAATAGATTCAGCTTGGAACCTAACTGCCGCTTCTGACAGCAACGGATAAAACACACCGCACGCACCAGGCCATGGTTCTGTACGCTCTTCGTATTTCAAACCAAGAAGCTTCAGCCCATCAGCGTAGGTATCTACCCATTCCTTGCGGGATGACTTATCTGTCTCGTAGTCTTGGATCAGATCACTAGCAATAGACGCCAGATCCCGGTCATCCATGTACTCAGCAAGGTTGGCATCAAAATCTTCTGGGCTTTCACGTTCAGCCTCAAAGATAATTTCTACGCCGTCTGCTGATATGGCTAACGAATCTGGGTTCTCAATCTCAATTTCCACTTCCGTGGGTTCTTCCATGGCGGCATCAAGACCTAATGGCGCAGGATAAAGTGCAGGTTCCATCTTGGCTCCTAGTAATAAGCGACCTTGCGGCGATACATCGGCTCACGGTCTTCATCGTCTGATTGCAGGCTCAAGAAACCGCCCGTCCTAAAGCGCAATAACGCTTGGGTCATCGAGTCTACTAGGTCATCATGCTCCCCTGAAGGAAAAGCTGCGACTTCCTCAATCAACTCATCCGCAAACTTACGCTCTGGCACCCAGATCCGCCCCGAGGCAAACAAATCCGATACGGCATTTAGCCTCACGATCTTGTCGTTGCCTTTGGTTGGGCTGTACTCACTGACCGGAATACCCATCCTTCGGAGTTCAAAGACCAACGTGCTTCCTGCTGCCTTGGATTCAACCAGAAATACATCCGGTTCCCACTCGCGGTAGGTTTCATAAGCCTTCTGCTTAAGTTCAGGGAATTCATATCGGTCCTTAAACGCATCCAGCA